AGTCCAGGTGGCGCAAGCCATCCTACATCAGGATGTAGTGGACAAACTAATACTGGTGGTGGAGGCGGTGGAGGTTCTCCTCCAGGTGGACCTTCCGGTGGAGCTGGAGGATCAGGAGTAGGAGTAATAAAAGAATTAAATAAAGCCTCAGGTGTGTGGTCTCTCAAAGAACAATTTCAAGCAAAAAAAGCAGGCTCTTGGCCTGATGGAACAACTTTAGCAGACGTTGAATTTTTAACAGTCGCTGGTGGTGGCGGCGGTGGAGGTGGAGCTGGAAAAGATGGCGGAGGCGGCGGTGGAGCCGGTGGTTATCGAACTTCATTTGGTTGTGGTTGTGTTAATAAAGTAACTCTTTGCACACAAACTTCATATACAATAACTGTTGGAGCTGGAGGAGCAGGTCGAACTGAACCTACTGTAACCTCTGGAGCTAGTGGAAGTAATACTGTTGCTTTTGCATGTACACCTCTCGCAGTGACCGTAGCTGGTGGCGGAGGTGGCGGTGGATGTGTTTCAGGTCCACAAGGAGGAGTTGCCGGAGGATCTGGTGGAGGATCAGCTGGTGGTGCCGGCGGTTCGGGTGGAGCTGGAAATACACCTCCTTTAAGTCCTGCTCAAGGTACAGCAGGTGGAAATGGAGCTGGTAGTGGTGGAACTGATCGAGGTGGCGGTGGTGGCGGTGGAGCAAATGCCGCAGGATCTGCAGGATCGGGAGCCACAGGTGGTGCTGGTGGTGCCGGAAAACCAAATACAATAACAGCATCAGATGTAACCTACGGAGGTGGCGGTGGTGGTCGAGGAAATCATGCTTGCTACTCAGGACCTGATGGAGCCGGTGGAGCTGGAGGCGGAGGAAAAGGTGGAGCTGCCTGGGATCCAGGAGGAGCAGCCGTTGCTGGAACTGCAAACCTTGGTGGTGGCGGAGGTGGAAGTAGTGGTAACTGCGGTACAAGTGCCAGCGGAGCTGGCGGATCAGGCGTTGTTATTTTAAGATTTCCTACTGCAAGTAAATCAGGTGCTTTTTGTGTACCTGGTCCTGCAACATGTACTTCAACAACGGGAAGTTGTACGGTTGTTAAATTTACAGCTTCAGGGACATTTACGTTATAATTTGATCTATATCAAATTGACCTTTGTAGGACAAAATGGTATAAAACAAGTAAAAGAAAGATAATGAACCTACAAAATTATTTTTGGTATTTTGAAAAAGCAGTTCCCACACATATTTGTGATGATATTGTTAAATATGGTTTACAAATCAAAGAACAAATGGCCATTACTGGTGGCTATGGAGATCCTGGAAAACTTAGCCGACAACAAGTCAAAGATTTAAAAAAGAAAAGAGATTCAAATATTGTTTGGCTTAATGAAAATTGGATTTATAAAGAACTTCATCCTTTTATTCGGACAGCAAATCGAAATGCTGGTTGGGGTTTTCAATGGGATTTTTCTGAGTCTTGTCAATTTACCAAATATGATAAAGGTCAATATTATGACTGGCATTGTGATAGTTGGGAAAATGCTTATAATAAACCCAATGAACGAAACAGTCATGGTAAAATAAGAAAACTATCAGTTACACTCTCTTTATCAGATCCTAAAGAGTATAAAGGTGGAGAATTAGAATTTGATTTTAGAAATTTAGATCCCGATAAAAAAAGAAGTACAACAATATGTAAAGAGATTAGACCTAAAGGATCTCTTGTAGTTTTTCCTTCTTTTGTATGGCATCGAGTCAAGCCTGTTAAAAAAGGATCAAGATATAGTTTAGTTATATGGAATTTAGGGTGGCCCTTTAAATGAAAAAAAGTATTCAAAAACTTGAAGAAATATCTTGTGGCTCTGGAAATTTAAAACAGTTTCCAAAAGTATTATCACGAGAGGATCATTTTAAATGCCCTATTTGGTTTGCTAATGCACCTGAATTTGTCAAAGAATTAAACCAGGCTTCTGACTCTTACATTAAATTTGCTAAAAAGAATCTCCAAAAAGAGATTAAGAAAAAACAAAAAGAACTCAAAAACCATAGTGATTTTGGCGCTGTTTATCATTCAACAAGTTTAATCGGAGACCCTAAATTTAACACTCTTCAAAATTATATAGGAGCTACATCTCATAATTTGTTAGATGAACAAGGTTATGATTTAACCAATTATCAAGTTTATATTACAGAACTATGGGTACAAGAATTTTCTAGGTCTGGCGGCGGGCATCATACATTACATACTCATTGGAATGGACATATTTCAGGTTTTTATTTTTTAAAAGCTAGTGAAAAAACATCAAGACCTCTGTTTCAAGATCCTCGCCCTGGTAAAGTAATGACAATGCTTCCTGAAAAAGATTCCAGTAAAATTGATTATGCAACATGGCAAGCTAACTATGAAGTAAAACCAGGGTTATTAATGTTTTTTCCTTCTTATATGCCTCATATGTATGCTGTTGATTCAGGTGAAGAACCTTTTCGTTTTATTCATTTTAATTGTCAAGCCATTCCAAAGGAAGTTTTAAATGCGTATAAAAACCAAAAATAAAAGAGAAAAAATTATAAATGCTTTACTTAATTCAAACAATAGAAAATATCGAGGGGACTTTATTAGACTTTTCATGGATAATCTGTTAGAAGAGAAACGATTGAACACGAAAAAGAAAGGTAAAAATGCCGTTTAAAAAAAATAAATATAAAGTATTAAGAAAAGCTATTTCTCCGGACATAGCTAATTTTGTCTATACCTATTTTCTTAATAAAAGGACGGTGGCTAGATATTTCTTTGATCAAAAATGGATATCTCCTTTTACAACAGAGTGGGGTATTTGGAATGACGATCAAGTTCCTAATACTTATTCTCATTATGGAGATGTCGCTATGGAAACATTACTCGCTAAATTAAATCCAACAATGGAAAAGGAGACTGGGTACAAGTTACACCCGACTTATTCCTATGCACGTATTTATAAAACAGGAGATGTTCTACATCGACATAAAGATCGATACTCTTGTGAAGTTTCAACAACGCTTCATTTAGGAGGAGATCCTTGGCCTATTTATTTAGATCCTACAGGAAAAACAGGGCAAGCAGGCATTAAAGTTGATTTAGAACCTGGAGATATGCTGATTTATTCAGGGTGTGAAATTGAGCACTGGAGAGACGCTTTTTCAGGAAAAGATTGTGGTCAAGTATTTCTCCACTACAATAATGCCAAGAAAAAAACAGCCAAAGAAAACAAATTCGATAAAAGACCTATGTTAGGGCTTCCCTCTTGGTTCAAAAAATGATAGACTTTTGAGGCTTGGAGGAGACTTCCACCTAACACCAGTCTCCTCTAGCATTTAACTTATATTTGTGTATAAAGAATTATATGCTTCAGAAGATCAATATAGCACCAGGATTTAATAAACAGGTTACTGCTACCGGCGGAGAAGGTCAGTGGGTAAGTGGCGACTATGTGCGTTTTAGATATGGTTCTCCAGAGAAAATAGGGGGTTGGTCTCAATTAGGGGATAAAACTATTACAGGACGAAACACAGCTTTACACCATTTCGTTAATGCGAGTGGTATTAAGTATGCTGCTTTAGGAACAAATCGATTTTTATATATCTATTCTGGAGGTGCTTTTTATGATATAACACCTCTTAAAAGTACAACAACATTAACTAGTGCATTTACAACAACCAATGGATCAACATCTGTCACGATCACGTTTGCGGGCGCTCATGGAATTACTGCTGGGGATATTATTCTTCTGGATAATTTTACTGCTATTACCGATTCTAATTTTAGCTCTAGTGATTTTGACGATAAGAATTACATGGTTACCTCCGTTCCAACCACAACAACGATTACGGTCACGATGGCATCAGCAGAGTCAGGATCAGGTGCAACCACATCCGGTGGAATCAGAGTAAAACTTTATTATTCCATAGGACCTGCCGTTGAGGCATCAGCCGCTGGTTTTGGGTTAGGACTTTGGGGTGGTATTAAACTAGGAGTTGGAGAATCAACTTTAGATGGAGCATTAACAGATGCATCAACGAGTATTGTTTTAGATGACTCAGCCTCGTTTCCTGCTACAGGAACCGTGGTCATCAATGACGAGCGTATTGCTTATACATCCAATACTTCAGGTACAGAAACTTTATCAGGACTGACAAGAGGATCAGACAATACCACAGCAGCAGCACACTCGGATGGAGCAACCGTTAAGAATGCATCAGACTATACGAAATGGGGTGCATCACAAACAGGAGATATTATTACAGCTCCGGGTGTATGGACATTAGATAATTATGGAAATAAATTGATTGCAACCATCGTCGATGGTGCAACGTTTGAATGGGATTCAGATGCAGATAGTGCAACATCTACACGAGCAACGATTGTAGCGAATGCACCTACAGCAGCAATAGAAACTTTAGTATCAACACCGGATCGACACTTAGTGTTCTTCGGAACTGAAACAACGATTGGAACCACATCAACACAAGATGACATGTACATTAGATGGTCAGATCAAGAGAGCATTGATGCCTCAACTTCTTATACCCCTTCAGCAACGAATACAGCGGGTACACAGAGGCTAGCGGATGGAACTAGAATTGTAGCAGCGATCAGAGGTCGTGATGCGATTTATGTTTGGACCGATACTTCTTTATTTGTTATGAGATTTGTAGGAGCACCTTTTGTATTCTCCTTTCAACAAGTGGGAACGAACTGTGGACTCGTAGGTAAGAATGCAGCTGTCGAAGTCGATGGCGCCGCTTACTGGATGTCAGAAAATGGTTTCTTTAGATATACTGGTAAACTAGAATCGTTAGCATGTTTAGTTGAAGATTATGTTTACGACGATATTAATACGGTTCCTAAAAATCATATTTATGCAGGATTAAACAATCTATTTGGTGAAGTCACATGGTTCTATCCTGGTAGTGGTGCAGCATCAAACAATCGATCAGTGACATATAACTATATGGATTCAACAACGGAAAGACCGATTTGGACAACAAGTTCTTTATCAAGATCTACATGGGCGGACTCTCATATTTTTGGAAAACCTCATGGAACTGAATACGATTCAAGTGCAACAAGCGACTCGACCGTTGGTAACACGGATGGTGTCACAACATACTTTGAACATGAAACAGGGACCAATCAAATTAAAGCAGGATCTACAACAGCGATTGCTGCAAGTATTCAATCTGGAGATTTTGATATATCAGCAGGCCAAGGAGGTGGTGCAGACTTAAGAGGCGATGGCGAGTATATGATGAAAATTAGAAGAGT